TGGCGGGAAGCAAGATACTGAGTATGCTGACGGGAATCCCGTTTGCAGCAATGACGGTCATAATGGCCGTGATCGCATTCTCATATTCCCAGTTCTCCGGCATAAAGGCATCGATCACAACGGATGCTGTGCAGATGGTGTTTATGCTGGCTGCCAGTATCTGTTTTGCCGTATTCGGAATCAAAAATGGGGGCGGCGCAGGAAATCTGCTAGCCGGGTTCGGGGGGATCACGGGAGACTGTGGCTCGTTGCTTTCCGAAAAGGGATTGGAAATATTCCTCGGCTTCGGACTGCCAACGACAATAGGGCTGATATCCGGACCGTTCGGGGATCAGTGTTTTTGGCAGAGGGCTTTTTGCGTGAGAAAGGATAGGATTGGCAGGGCGTTTTTCGTTGGGGCAATCCTTTTTGGTATCGTCCCTTTATCCATGGGTATCCTCGGGTTTGTCGGCGCCGGCATGGGATACGCTGCGGCGGACACCGGGGTCATCAACTTTGAACTGATTAGTGCACTATTCCCGGCATGGGCGGTAATACCGTTCCTATTCATGATTGTGTCGGGGTTGTTGTCTACTATAGATAGCAACTTATGTGCCGTATCATCCCTCACAACAGACATTTTCAAAAAGCAGACAATAGGCAGGACGAAGGCATCGATGGTGTTACTCCTGGTGTTAGGCATTGCAGTGGCGAATGTCCCAGGGCTTACGGTTACACACTTATTCCTGCTGTATGGCACTTTAAGGGCAGCAACCCTATTACCAACCGTTCTGACCTTGAAAGGGGCGGAAATGGCACCACAGGGAATCGTAGGGGGAATCATTTGCGCCCTCGTAATAGGGCTTCCGATTTTTGCTTATGGAAACATAAATGGAAGCGCCATATATAAGACGGTCGGCAGTCTGATAACGGTCATGTTGTCCGGTGCGGTGGCGCTGGCAGTAAGCCGGAAAGCGGGGTGCCGGGCATGAGCAATCAGTTGGGAAGGAAACAGAGGATTCAAAACTCCGCATGGCTCGAAGCTGTCGGGAACATTGAAAAAATGGTGGCAAGGGAGGATCTGGAGGAACGGATCAGCCGGGCGGTTGGGGAAATCAAGGAGAAGACTGCTGGGAAGAAAGCTGCCTTTGCATGGAGCGGCGGGAAAGATTCACTGGTTTTAGAGAAAATCTGTCATATGGCGGACATAAAGAATTGTGTCCTGGTCGTCTGCAATCTGGAATATAAGGCATTCTTGCAATGGGTAGAGGAACATAAGCCGGAGGGATTGGCAGTGGAAAATACAGGCCAGGATATTAAGTGGCTTGCCGCCCATCCGCAAATGCTTTTTCCGCAGGACAGCAAGACCGCAGCGCAGTGGTTCCACATTGTCCAGCACCGGGGGCAGGCAAAATATTATAAGGCGAATACCCTTGATATGATGCTCCTGGGCAGGCGTCGGGCGGACGGAAATTATGTGGGAAAGGGCGACAATATCTATACCAACGGACAGGGCATCACGAGATACAGCCCGCTGGCAGATTGGAGCCATGAGGAAATATTGGCGTTCATCCATTACTACAATGTGGATATTCCGCCTATCTACGGGTGGCATAACGGATATCTGTGCGGTACCCATCCGTGGGCGGCGAGGCAGTGGACCGGATCGGTCGAAAATGGATGGAAAGAGGTTTATGAGATAGACCGTTCTGTCGTAATGGAAGCTGCAGAGTATATCCCGAGCGCAAAGACGTTTCTGGAAAGCGGGGTGATGTAACATGAATGTTATCACTATGCCGATTTCAGAATTGAAAAAGCCGGAGCGCAATGTACGGATACATACGGAGCAGCAGATAAAAGAATTTGAGCGCAGTATCAAGATGTTCGGCCAGATCAGACCGATTGTTGTGGATGAAAACAATGTGATCCTGGCCGGCAATGGACTTTATGACACGCTCTTGAAAATGGGGCGGGATACTGCGGAGGTCTATAAATTTGATCATCTGACCGAGAAGCAGAAAAAGAAACTGATGATAGCTGATAACAAGATTTTCAGCCTCGGTATAGAGAATCTGGACACACTGAATGTATTTCTGGAAGAAATGCAGGGAGATTTGGATATCCCTGGTTTTGATGAAGAGATATTGAAACAGATGGTATCTGACGCAGAGAAAGTTACGGAAAAGCTTGCGGAGTATGGCACGCTGGATGATACAGAGATTGCGAACATCAAAGCGAATGCAGTGCGGCAGGAGCAAAAAATGACTTCCATGGAATCAAAAAACAGGGATTTTGATTCTAACCTTGCGGATAATCCGCAGAAACCAGCAGATGGAACCACAGGAGAGGGCATGGCGGAAGAAACCACCGAAATCAAAAAATTCGTTATTTGCCCGAACTGCGGAGAAAAGATATGGCTGTAAAAAGATGTAAAGCGAGCATCGATGTCGTGGAGGCGGCAAAGATGCGGATCAGGAACGTCTTCCGGAACGGCCTGCCGGTGTATATGTCCTTCAGCGGTGGGAAGGACAGCCTTGTTATGGCGCAGTTGGTTGTTGAGCTGATTCAGTCTGGAGAGGTAAAGCCGGAGCAGCTGACAGTACAATTTATTGACGAGGAGGCTATATTTTCATGTATAGAGGAAAAGGTAAAAGAATGGCGGAAAAAGTTTCTGCTATTGGGAGCAAAGTTTGAATGGTTTTGCCTGGAGGTTAAACATTACAACTGTTTTAATGAGCTCTCAAATGATGAAACCTTTATCTGCTGGGATCGGTACAAGAAGGATGTGTGGGTAAGGCAGCCGCCGTCCTTTGCAATTCGGGAACATCCCCTGCTCAGGCCAAGGACAGACGCTTATCAGGATTTTCTCCCCCGTGTCTGTGCCGATGGGATAACGATTGTTGGGATACGGACTGCGGAATCTGTGCAGCGGTTACAGAATATCGCTTCCATGCTCCGTACGGGAAGGACCATGACGAATAAGCAGCAGGTCTTTCCGATTTACGACTGGACAAATAATGATGTGTGGCTGTACCTTCTCCGGGAAAAAGTAGATATCCCGGAAATATATTTGTTCCTCTGGCAGTCCGGCACCCGAAAAGGCCAGCTGAGAGTGTCGCAATTCTTTTCAATAGACACTGCGAGAAGCCTGGTAAAGATGAATGAATATTATCCTGATCTGATGGAGAGAATTGTGCGGCGTGAGCCGAACGCATATCTCGCCTCTCTGTATTGGGATAGCGAGATGTTCGGGCGCAATACGGCAGCCAGAAAACAGAATGAGTCCGGCGTTGCCGAGAAAGATTATAAGGCGGCACTGCTGGAAATGTTTTCTGATATGGATACTTATTTTGATACAAAACATAAGCGAAGTGTTGCGGAAAAATACCGGAATTTCTTTATGAGGGTGACGCCCTTTGCAACGAATAAAGACTACAAGGCAATTTATGAGGGTCTGGTGTCCGGCGATCCGAAGCTACGATCATACCGGGCATTGTACCAGAGAATTTATGGGCGGTATATTTCTGATGCCAAAAAGAAGGAGGGGATTTTGTGATGGAAAATATCAAAGCACCATTATCCACCCTTCAGTGGGTGGAAAGAAATAAGGTTAAGCCAAATGATTACAACCCGAACAAAGTATCGAAACAAAACCTGGAATTATTGAAGCAGTCCATATTAACCAACGGATGGACGTTGCCGATTGTGGTGAGACCGGATCTTACTATTATTGATGGTTTCCATCGCTGGACGGTTGCAGGTGAGGAACCGTTATTCTCCATGCTTGAGGGTAGAGTTCCTGTCGTTATTGTAGAGCATAAGGATAAAGCAGGTAATATCTATGGTACCGTTACTCATAACAGGGCAAGAGGTACGCATTTGCTGGAACCTATGAAGGCAATCGTTAAAGAACTTGTGAATGAGGGAAAGTCAGTTGAAGAAATCGGAAAACAGCTTGGGATGAAGCCGGAAGAAATATTCCGTCTTTCGGACTTTTCTAAAGAGGACTTTTTGCGGATGATGGTTAAGCCGAATCAGGGCTTTTCAAAAGCAGAGTTTATAACGAAGATTTAATGATTTAACTAATTATATTCGTAAGCGACACACACGAGGGGGCATACGCTCCCTCTCTTGCGTTCCTACGAAACACAAAACGAATAGAAGAGAGGTGGTGATATGCCGAGGGCACCGAGTGAAAAAGTTATCGAAGCCAAAAATCTGTTCGATGATGGAATGGCTATGGTAGAAATCGCAAAAAAGCTGGGAGTTTCTGATGGAACTGTCCGCAGTTGGAAAAACAGGTACGGATGGGGAGACAAGTCAAAAAAAAACGAACGCAACGTTGCGAAAAAAGATGGTAAGAAAAATGCAACGTTGCAAAAGAAAAAGCGTGGCGGTCAACCAAAGAACCAGAACGCTAAAGGAGGCTCCGGCAATCCAAATCCTAAGCAAAGGATATCTCCGGATGCAGCGGTTAAGCATGGCGGCTATGTGCCGGTATTCATGGATGCCTTGGACGAAGACGAAAAGGAACTTGTAGAGGCGGTCCCGGAAGATGAAGAGCTGCTCTTACTGGAGCAGATACAGCTTTTTTCCATCAGGGAACGCAGGATATTGAAAGCGATCAACAAATATCGGGAGCAGAACGGCGATGTTGCTGTTTCTGATGTTACGAGGTTTGACAATAAAAGGAGCTTCAAAAGCAAGGAAGAGGAGGAAACGTATGAGAAAAGGCAGCAGGAGAAAATAGATAGGGAAGAGATCCTTCCAGGAAAGCCTTACAGCGTACAGACACATACGACAAATAAGGATATGATTATTGCCAGATTGGAACAGGAGCTTAGCACTATTCAAAGCAAAAAGACGAAGGCGATTGAAGCATTGTCAAAGTACCGCATGGAGAAAGCGAAACTGGAAAGTGAAAGCGCTGGCAACGATGCCGTCGATGATTGGATTTCGGCTGTATTGGGAGAGGATGTGAGCGATAATGAATAAAAGCTCGCGGGCGCTGAGAAAGCGGTTCTTCCAGAAGAGGATTCCTGAGTATAGGAAAAATCCGGTTGTATTTGCCAGAGAGGTTTTGTTATTTGAACCAGATGAATGGCAGAGAAAAGCATTGATGGATCTGGCAGAGAATCCAAAAGTTTCAATCAAATCTGGCCAAGGCGTTGGAAAAACAGGTTTAGAGGCTGTGGCCTTACTGTGGTTTCTATGCTGTTATCCATATCCCAGGATTGTAGCAACCGCTCCAACCAAGCAGCAGCTCCATGATGTGCTGTGGTCCGAAGTCAGTAAATGGATGAGCAAGTCTCCTCTGCTTTCAGAGATCCTTAAATGGACGAAGACTTACATCTACATGGTCGGCAATGAAAAGCGTTGGTTTGCGGTAGCCAGGACTGCTACAAAGCCAGAGAATATGCAGGGATTCCATGAGGATAATATGTTGTTCATCGTGGATGAGGCTTCTGGCGTTGCCGATCCGATCATGGAGGCTATTCTGGGTACGCTGTCCGGTGCAAATAATAAGCTGCTGATGTGCGGGAATCCTACGAAAACTTCGGGTACCTTTTATGATAGCCATACAAAGGACAGGGCTTTGTATAAATGCCACACGGTATCTTCGATGGATTCCGTCCGGACGAACAAGGAGAACATCAGGCTCCTTATTCGGAAATATGGTGAGGACAGCAATGTTGTCCGTGTGCGTGTCAAGGGGGAGTTCCCTAACCAAGAAGATGATGTATTTATTGGCTTGTCTCTGATCGAACAATGCAGCAGCAGGCTGTATGAGTTGCCGGAGGGAAAGGGAATGGCTCAGGTCATTCTCGGAGTCGATGTTGCCAGATTTGGAGATGATGAAACCGTCATATACAGGAATTTCAAGGGAAATGCCAAAATGGTGAAAAAACGGAGAGGGCAGGATCTAATGGCAACGACTGGGGATATTGTTAAAGAGTATAAAACGATTGTCAGGGAATATCCGGAGTATCACGGGAAAATATATGTAAACATTGACGATACGGGGCTTGGCGGCGGCGTAACAGACCGGCTTCGGGAAGTGAAGCGAGAACAGAAGCTTCACCGATTGGTTATTATACCGATTAATGCCGCTGAAAAGATTGAAACAGACACGAAGGACGGTAAGGAAGCGGCAGAGCATTACAATAACCTTACAACACATATGTGGGCGGTTGTCCGGGAGCTTCTCGAGAATAAGGATATTGTGCTGGAAGATGACGAACAGACAGTTGCACAGCTATCGAGCCGCAAGTACAGGATGGCCAGCAATGGGAAGCTGGAAATAGAGCCAAAGAAGGAAATGAAAAAAAGAGGGCTGGATTCTCCTGACCGCGCAGATGCGCTGGCGTTGTCGTTTTATCTCGGAAAGATAAAGAAGCATACGGGGAGCGCACCAGGGAAGAAAGCAACAGAAGCACTCACAAAAGAAAATTACTGGAGTAAGTGAAAAGAAGGTGATGAAAGATGAAGGAATATGGACGTATAGGGCAGAACCGATGGGATGGCGTTTTTTTCGAGGAATTTTTGCCGGAGTTGCATGGTTTAAAAGGCATTAAGGTATACCGGGAAATGGAGAGGAATGATGATACTGTCGGCGCTATCATGTTTGCCATTAAAATGCTGATACGTCAGGCGGCATGGAGTGTAGAACCGGGCGGAGAATCAGCAAAGGACAGGGAGGCGGCAGAGTTTGTGGGAAGCTGCATGGAAGATATGCAGAGCACATGGACTGATACCATATCAGAGATTCTTTCGTTTCTTCCCTATGGTTGGAGTTTTCATGAGATTGTATATAAGCGGCGGATGGGGAAGTCCAGAAACCGGAATGTAAGTAGCAAGTATTCGGACGGCTTGATTGGGTGGCAGAAGATCCCGGTACGATCCCAGGATACCCTTTATAGATGGGAATATGATGATAAGGACAACTTAATCGGAATGACACAGATGCCGCCGCCCGATTACGGCTTGCTGACAATTCCTATCCAGAAAGCAATGTTATTCCGAACAGAGTCTGCAAAGGATAACCCGGAAGGGCGTAGCGTTCTCCGGAATGCTTACCGTTCCTGGTACTTCAAGCGGCGCATACAGGAAATTGAAGCGGTTGGGATCGAAAGGGATTTGGCAGGACTGCCGGTGATATATGGCCCAGATGGGCTGGACCTCTGGGATCCTGATGATCCGGAGTCCGTGAGGATATATGCCGAGCTGGTAAAAATGGTCAAGAACATACGCCGGAACGAATACGAAGGGCTGGTGCTGCCGAGCGGATATAAGGCGGAACTGCTTAGCACCGGAGGAAACCGTCAGTTTGATACAAACGCCATCATAAACAGGTATGATACGAAAATTGCAATGACTGTTATCGCAGACTTCCTGATGCTCGGCCATCAAAAGGTAGGCAGCTTTGCTTTGAGCTCCGATAAGACGGAGCTTTTTTCAGTTGCAATCGGGGCTTTTATGGACATCATCTGTGAGACGTTTAACAACCAGGGAATCCCTTCCTTGATCGACATCAACGGAAACCATTTTGAGGGGATCACAGACTATCCCAAGCTGACCCATGGGGATATTGAGGATATGGATATCAGCAAGCTTTCGGCGTTCATTAAGGATATGACAGGCGTTGGTATCCTGATTCCAGATGAGGCCCTGGAAGATCATATCAGAAGGGTGGCACATCTGCCGGAGAGGACCAACACAGAAGATATGAGAGAAAGAAGCCGGGAAAGGGAGGAGCAGCGAAGGAAACCGGAGCAGACAGTAGAGCCGGAAGAGAACCAGGACGAGGAAGAAGAAGCCGAATGTAAGGTGCAGGAAGCGAAGAAGCGGCTCGGAAGGATGTGAGCTTTATGGGGTTTATTTTCATGAAACCGAAAGCCAGGTGTTATAAGGTAAGGAAAAGCACAGAATCCCAGGCGGTGCTTGATAAGCTGAAAGGTTTCCTTGAAAGTGCTTTGGATGAACCTGTGCGCTTTCTGGTACGGTTCTGGGGAGATCAGAGGACAGTACTCACTTATGCGGAGCTCAGGAGGATCATTATTGATGAGGACGTGCCGCAGGACATTATGGATGACTGGTTCCATGATTATTCAATGCTTCTGTCCGAACGGATCACTCCCATGTGGAGGGATGCCATGATTACAGGCTATGCTTCAAATCCGGCATTTGAGGGTACAAGCTTTCGGTTCAATTCTTCTGAGGAAAGCGTGCGCCGCTGGATGACGGACAGGGGCACAGAGCTGGTGACGAACTGCTGTAGGGAACAGCGGGAAGCGATCCGGTATCTGGTGGCGGAATCTGTAAATCACCAGATGGCACCGGCTGAACTGGCAAGGTATATCCGGCCAACCATCGGATTGACGGAACGGCAGGCTGCGGCGAATCTGAAATATTATGAGAATATGAAATCACAGCTTTCAGAAGACCATCCCAGGATGAAGCAAGAAGCTATAGAGAGAAGGGCCAGGGAAGCATCGGCCAGATATGCAGAGCGGCAGCAGCGCTACAGGGCTGAGACCATCGCCCGGACGGAGCTGGCAACAGCATATCACCAGGGGAATGATGCGGCGGTGCGTCAGGCAATGGCGCAAAACAAGATGCCACAGATGAAGAAAGTATGGTCCACATCAGGGGATGACAAGGTATGCTCGGCGTGTGCTGCCCTGGAGGGCATGGAGATCGGCATGGATGGCGACTTTAAGTTCACATCCGGCAGGCATTCGATGGAGGTTGCACTTCCTCCGGCACATCCAAGGTGTGCGTGTGCAGTGATGTATGTGGAGGAGGAGGGATTAGAAGAGCAACGTATAGATGATTTTGAATCATATCAGGAAGATGGAGATAATCAACAGTTAGAAGAATTAGATCATTATAGGCATCGTTATCAAGAAAGCGAAGGTATTTATGAGACATATAATAACGGAAGTAATGATGTTATAAAACCGAGAAATATCAGAAAAAATATGCAAAAATCTGATGTCGGTAGAGAAATGCTTGAATATTTGGAAGAAAATAATATTTCTGTTAAGCTTTTGTATGGTGTTGATAATCCAAATGACGACTATGGTTACTACGATCCAATTGATGATTTTATTCGTATTTTTGTGGATAAAACTGTAACGATTGAAAAAACAGCAGAAATTATTATTCATGAGACAGCACATCGAAAATATGATATCGGCGATGATCAATGGTCAGAAGCCGTATGCATTGCACAAGAGGTAAAACACAGAATGCGTAGAAACACATTGACCAGCCAGGAAAAACGGAGTATAATTAAATTATCGAAGAAATTGTATCCCAAGTTTCAATGGAGAAGGGGATGATGTGTATATGATTAGTTTGGCAGAAGAAATGAAAATTATAGAATCTCGCAATAAAATGTTTGATAAGGCAAGGAAAGGTGAAAAGCCAGTATGTCCTAAATGCCATAAAGGTCATATAATTTGTGATGGCAATTTGTTTTTTTACTGTGATAATACAGCGTGCAATGTAAAAATTACAGTTGAGCCATCGAGACCGTAATTTTTATGATGACAGCGAATCAGGAACCTCTATATTGGCGTTCAAATAAAGAGTGGTACAGGATTAACGAGGAGAAAGATTGTTTTGAACTTACTGATAAAGCGCCAGAGAGGGCAAAAAAAAGTTTTAAACTTTATCTCGAATTACAGAATAAGCGTTATTAAAAAACCATCATCCCAAATAATCGGGTGATGGTTTTTTTTATGTGTTATTTTAAGGAGGTGAACCATGAAAAGTTTCTCGGATTATTTCAAGACCTCGCAAAATTCCAGTGGATCCGCAAAGGGCATAATCCACAAACAACCTAAAAGCCTGCTGAAAAGCAGGTTCAGGATCAAGAAATCTAGCGATGACCGTATGCTTGCCTTCGGCTGGGCTAACGTGTCACTGACGGAGGAGGGCGAACAGATTGAGGATTGGCAGCAGGACATGATCGATCCAGAGGTACTGGAGGATGCAGCTTATCAGTTCGTGGAGCTGTACCGGGAAGGCGGCGAGATGCATGAGCGTGGTGGCGCCGCAGTACTCATTGAAAGCGTGGTATTTACAAAGGAGAAGATGAAAGCGCTGGGCATTCCGGAAGGGACGATTCCTGTCGGCTGGTGGATTGGATTCAAGGTCACGGATCCTGATGTGTGGGAGAAAGTTAAGGACGGGACATACAGCATGTTCTCCATCGAGGGAGAAGGAGAGAGGGTAGAAATGGAAGAAAAATAGAATAGCGGTAATCCAACGGGCATCCGGAAGGGTGCCTTTTGTATTATAAAATTTTAAGAAAGGAGAAGACATTGTGGCAACGAAACTGGAAAATCTACGTGTCACGAAAGTGGATTTTGTGGACGAGGGGGCAAACCCGAGGGCGCATATCAAACTGTTTAAGCGTCATGAGCCGGAGAATCATGCAGAAGGACATACGGGGCAGGCAGAAGAGAAACTAGTGGATTCGGTCATGAAGAAGATGGCTGACGTACTGTCCGGATTGTTCGGGAAGAATGGGGCGGATGTGCGGAAAGTTGGGGAGGCGTCAACATTCCGGGAAAAGCTGGATGAGGCAAAGAGGGAGAAGATCTATAGCGAAATCTGGGATGTATGTTATGCACTTCAGAACTCCCTTGGCACAATCCTGTCAGATGATGAAGTGGACGAAGGGAAGGGGCTTGAATTGATGCAGCAGAGCCTCTCAGAATTCACGACGGCCATGAACGGTTATGTAGCCTTGTGGTCGGCAGGGGAAACAGCCGGGATCCGTAAAAGGGTGGATATACCGGAGGAGACAGAGCTCCCCATGCTAGAGACGGCATATGGGAACTTGGGTGAGCTGATCAAAAAAGCAAAAGAGCAGAAAGGGGAATCAGAAGAGATGATGAATGTTGACAAATCAAAGATGAGCCCGGAAGACCGGGCAGCATATGAGGCGCTTGTCAAAAAGTATGCATCAGAAGAAGGAGAAGGTGTAGAAAAAGCAGGCGCAACGCCTGGCTCTGAAGAAGAGGTGGAAGAGAAAAAGGGCTTCAAAAAGGCAAAAAATATTGAGCAGGAAGGAAGCAGCGATGATATTTACAAGGGCCTTCATCCTGCGGTGCGTGCGGAAATCGAGTCTCTGAAAAAGTACCGTGAGGCTGCTGAAGAAAAGGAATTGCGTGCGGTTGCCAAAAAGTACGAAATCATCGGAAAGAAAGCGGATGAGCTTGTGCCAACCTTGAAGAGCCTGAGAGCCGCTGGAGGCACTGCCTATGACGATATGATTGGAATCCTTGATTCCATGGTGGCGGCAGTAGAGCAGAGCGGCGTGTTCTCAGAGATTGGAAAATCCCGTGAGGGCGAACCGAACGGAACCAGCGCCATCGAGAAAGCCCGCATACAGGCAAGGGAACTGAGAAAATCCCGTCCAGAGCTGACGGAAGCCGCAGCCCTTGATGAGGTGCTGCTTGCCAATCCGGAATTCCGCAGCGAGTGGGATAAATAAGAAAAGGAGGGAATGGAACATGTCAACATTTGAGTACAGTGGAATTAATACAAGTACAACGATCAGCCTTTTGGCAGGAGCAAAACTGGAAAAGCCGTGCGGCATTGCCTTGAAACTGACTGCAGACGGGGCAGTGCTTCCGGCAGCAGGCAACGATGTGGCCGGGATTGCACTGATTTCCAACCAGAACCCAGTCGAGGCAGGCGAAAGGGTGGATGTCCAGGTTAAGGATATCGGGCTTTGGAAAGCCGGTGCGGAGATTGTGCAGGGAGATCTTCTGGCAGCAGATGCGGAAGGGCTTGCACAGAAAGCGGCTGCAGGGCAGTACGTAGTGGCAAGAGCCTTAACAGGAGCCGGTGCAAAAGGCGATCTGGTAAAGGTGCAGATTATCAATGCAGGAAAAATGGCATAAGGAGGAAAAGAGATTATGAGTGATTTACATTCAAGCACCAGCGGCATCCTTCTCGATATCGCAAAAGGATGGAAGCCGAACATGTACCTGACCAACGTATCTATCGCCGCATTTCAGCAGCCGGATCTGTACGTTGCGCCGAGCATCTTTCCAATCTGTCCGGTAAGTATGAGCGCAGGACAGTATTACATCTTTAATAAAGCGGAACTGGCGAAAGATCAGGTAGGCAGGAAGCCGGCATTTGGAAAAGTGGAGACGGCAGTATTTTCCCATAAAGAGGCAACTTACAGCTGCAAGGTTGACCAGGTCATTATTGGGATTGACAATATCGCAGCACTTAATTACCAGAGGAGCAAGGCTCCGGCAACGATTGATCCCCGCCGTGCGAAGGCAAGGCTGGCGGCTGAGCAGATGAAACTGCATCTGGATATCATCTTTGCCAATGCGTTCTTTAATAAAAAGGCATGGGCAAATGTGAAGACAGGTTCGGAAACCGGGGCAGAAGCGAATTCCTTCATGTTCTTCACGGACGGGAATGCGGATATCATCGGCCTGTTTGATGATTATAAGAGGGACATGCTCCTGAAGGGCCGGCGTATGCCGAACAAGCTGACGCTGGGCTATGATGCATTTGTGGCTATGAAGAACCATCCACAGTTCCTGGAAAGGGTTACCGGATCCGGTTCTACCCCGAACCCGGCCCTGGTAAATGAGCGCGTGATTGCAGCGGTGCTGGGCATTGATGAAGTAAAGGTCCTGTATTCGACCCAGAATACGGCAGAGCTGGGGCAGGAGGCGAACATGGGCTTCATTTGTGATTCGAAAGCGGCATTACTGTCCTATGCGCCAGCAAACCCGTCCGTTGAGGAGCCGTCCGCAGGTTATATCTTTACATGGGATATGCTTGGAAATGGAAACTGGATGGCCACGGATACCTTTGAAGGGGAGAAAGGAACCCATTCAGAGTTTATCGAAGGGCTTATGGCTTCTGATATGAAAAAGACCTGTGACGATCTTGCGATTTATCTGGATGGATGCGTGAAATAAGGAGGAGTGTATGTACGTTGTGAAGAAGCCCCTCAACCTTGGGGGCAAAAGAAGAATTGTTGGCGAAACGCTCCGTGACGATGAGGTTGTTTCCGCGGCGCTTGTCCGTTCCGGATATGTGGCGAAAATTGACAGTGGGCTTCTTAACATGGCCGAAGCTGTTGCGGAGCCGCTGAGACCGTTTGACGGGGAGAGCCTCATAGACATTCCGATCATAACAAAAGATGGGGGCATGGTTATTCCGGTGACACCTGGGACTATCTGCAATGCAGTCAGGCTTATCCAGATGAATGTGGAAGATGCTGTCGGTGAAATCAGCAGTTCAGGAGATGAAGATATGCTGATCATCTTGGATGCGTGTGATACGAGAAAAACGGTCAGGGAGGCGGCAAGGAAGCGCGCAGCGATACTCCATAATATGGACGGAGAAGGGGAAGGTGATGCCTGATGGCATCCTATAGTTATCTGCCTGAAAATATTATGGCATACGGGAAGGACAGGATGCGCTTCGAGCTGGGGGATACACAGGTTGATGGCGAGGAGCTGACATGTGCTCTCTGCGACGAAGAGTATGAGGCTGTGATCTCGGAAAAGGTTGTGACGAAGAGGCAGTGGAAGAAAGCGAAGCTGGCATGTATCGAAAGTATTTTCAGACGCTTTTCCTATGAGCCTGATACAAAGGAAGGGCCGTTGTCGCTGATGCTTGGGGCACGGGCAAAGCTGTGGCAAGAAGAGTATGAGAAGCTGAAAGCTGAACTGAAGAAAGGTGCTGTGTCCCCTGGTGCAATCGCACAGATCAATAGTTATGGGAATGGTGCAGGCTTCCCTACTCCGTATTTTTATAACGGCATGATGTCAACAGAGGAAAGTGAAGGTGGGGACATATGATGAATCCATTTGGACGCATGTACCTCCGGCCGGGGAATCTTTGGGCGCATTTCCAGATGCGGCGGCTGGAAACGGAAAATGTGAACGGCCGTGTGGTAGAAGAAATGAAAGAGGGAAAAATATTTCTGGGTATTCTGGCAGAAGCAGATTCCAATCTGGCTGACCGTATGAAGCACAGATGGGATCAGGACCAGCACTCGCTTACCCATACTCTTATCATACGGGGCAGGGAGGATATACGAAAAGGTGATGTCCTTACTATGGGTAGCCGGAATTTCCTTGTACTCCTGAATGACGATATAGGAGCGCTGGGAGCCACGGGGATGGTGTATCTGGAAGAAAGGAATGATGTGAAGTGACACCAGGAGCAGCAGCAGTACAGATTGAGCAGGCGGTGCTTGCAGAGGTACGCAGAGTGAAAAGCGGCGTGAATATGCGGCTCCCGAGGGCGGCGAACGCATTGAGGAATGGGGAGCTGACCGTCCTGTCAGGGAATGTAAGCCCCTCCCCGCCCGGCAGCCCGCCGGGAAGGGTAAGTGGTACACTTAGAACAGAATGGACAACGCACCATCACGAGGGAGATGTAGCCATGTTCGGTATTGCCAGTGCTGCACCATACTCAGGATACCTTGAAGAGGGAACGAGCAGAATGGCGGCCCGGCCGTTTGTGGACAGGATCCAGCAGACAGCGCTTCCAGAGATCTGCTCGATCTTTGAGGAGGTGGGATGATTTGGAACTGGGGGAATTGATTTATACCAGGCTTGCAGGAGATGAAGAGCTGGCAATGATGCTGGCATGTTTCAAAGACGGTCCTGCAGTGTTTGACATGGAATTTCCGTCAGACCAGCAGGACGGATGGAAAGGAGGAACACAGTATCCTCGGATCTGTTTCCGTATCGATATGCAGACGAACCAGGAAAGGAATTCTATCGGGACGCTGCGGGTAGCCCTGTACACAGACAAGAGATCCTTGGTCATTGATGATATAGAGGATATCGTAAAAAGGCGTTTGAAGGATGTGCTGATGAAGCCGTCCGGACAGGCGCCTTTTTGTGTTGCATGGGCGAGGACAGAGCCTTTTATGCTGGAAGGTATGGCGGTTCTTGGAAAGGAGCTCCTGTTTGATATATACGAGTATCCAAAACAGGAGATGGAAGCTCCGGATCCGGTAGAAGCTTTGAACCGCTATATCAAGGAGCATATAGAAGGGATTTTCGTGATAGGCATGGATGAAATGAGTAGCTTCAAGGAAGCCCGTGCAGAAGAACCCCTGTTTTACTGCCGCCTGGAGACAGTGAAAAAGCAGGTGGAGACAAACACGATCACATGGATGGATGGGCGGATAGCCGTGCATGTCATCTGCCCCGACGTGTCTGCAAGGCAGGAGTTCGTCATGGCATTGACAAACAGGCTTTCATGGGATGGGAAGATTCCCATGCTGGACGGCTCGCCTATGCGGATACAGGAGCTGATGGTAAACAATAAGGCGGACTACCTGAAGGAAGGGCAGATATATGTGACAGGGCATTATGGAATATTGCGATACAAAGCAAAACAGAAACTTACAAGCGTAAAAATGACAGGAGGTTTTTATGGCAGATTTAAAAAGTGAGAAATCGAGAACGGAGGGGACTCCGAAGGCAAAGCTGAAAGAGGAAGCGGTCTACACTGTGGATGAGTTTGTAGCTGCAGCACCGAAGATTTTTAAGAATGTCCGCACGGAGTGCATTGTGGCGGCGTTCAGGATGGCAGGGGTGGAAGATGCTACGGTGAATGAAGCTCAGAGAATCGTGAACGATTTCTGCAAAAAGGAGGTTAAGTAGGAATGGGAGAAGTTTTTTATGCAGGAGAGATGAAGCCGAGACCGGGGGCATATTACCGGATTGATCGTATGGATTATCCGGCGAATGATGCTGTTTCAGGGATTGGAGGATGCCTGATTAAAGCGGATTGGGGACCGTTGAACACGGTAGTGGAAGTTACAAAAGACAATTATCAGAGTGTATTTGGAGATGCAGGGACAACCGATATTATCCGGTTCATCGGGCTTGGCGGTGCAGCATCCATTCTGGCGTGCCGTATCGGGAATGGGGGGAAGGCTGCCGAGCTGGCGCTTGATGGAATCGGAAAGATTACAGCCAAGCACGTTGGAGCTAAAGCATTTACACTGTCTGTCAGGAAAAAGCTTACGGATGATGGCGTAAAAGAAGTCATCATTTATGACGGGACAAAGGTTTTTGAAAAGTATGAGATCAAAGCAGGAGGGGATGAGGCAGGGACGCTCGCAGAAGCTATGGGTGCCTCTGAAAACTTCGTTTTTGAGAAGACGGCTTCCGGATCTGAAAGCACAGTGCCCATCACATCCCAGACAGCTTTTACCGCCGGTGCGGATCCGACGTGCACTGTGGAATCTTATAGTGCGGGGTTTGAAGCACTTGAGATGTATAAAATGCATGTGCTGGTGGTGGATACAGAGGATACGGCGGTTCATGCGTTGCTTCAGGCAGAGCTTGCGAAGCTTTCTGAGAATGCCAGGTTTGCTTTAGGATTTGTTGCAGAAAAGACATGTGATGCGCTGGTCTATGAGGATAAGCTGGCTCATGCGGCAGGTCTCAATGACCAGTTTATGCATTATATCTTGAATCCCCGTGTGAAATTTAACGGGGGTGTCATTGACGGGTACCAGACGGCGGCTCTGGTTGCGGGAATGGTAAGCTCGTATAAGTGCCGCTATTCCATGACGCATAAGATTCTTCCGGGAGTGACGGAGATTGCGGAAAAAACGCCAATCTCTATTCTGAATGCGGCGCCTAAGAACGGGGCGATTGCCTTGTCACTGAGCAGCAGCAAGGATGTCTGGATAGACTGCGGCATCAACACCCTGGTTGCCCCGCCGGACAATATGGACGAGGGATGGAAGAGCATCCGCCGGGTACGAACAAGGATCGAGCTGATCGAGAGGGCTATGGCGGCTACGGAAGCTCTTGTGGGACGGGTAGATAATGACACGAATGGACGTGCAGCGGTCATCACTGCGGTACAGGGAGTTATTAATGCCATGGTAGCAGAAGGAAGTCTTACATCTGGCCAGGCATATGAGTCGCCGGAGGCTGTGGCTGATGGGGATTATGCATATTTTGGTATGGATGTGGTAGACAAAGATTCCGCAGAGAAGCTGTATGTCACATTCCGGTTCCAGTTCAGCACAAATGCATGACAAATGAAAGGAGGAAAGCTATATGATTAAGAACACTCAAGCAGTTGCAGACGCCAGATATGCCCGGGCAGGGCGTGATGGCGCGTTGTACAACAAGGATGGAGTTCTTATGGCGACAGTAGACACGTTTTCTGCTAAGGCAAATGTAACTACGCAGCAGTACAGGCCGATAGGGACACTTCATGACCAGAATATTCCGGTGACGGTCGGGACTACCCTGACATTTTCGCAGTATGTTGTGGAGGACGATACGCTTATTAAGGAATTCCTGGAATTTATGAAAACGGGCAGGCTTCCTGAATGGAATTTTTCTGGTGTAATCACGGGCGATGAAGAAGGAAATGAAGAGAGGATCGTATACAGTAACTGTGTCCCGAATGGCGATATTGATCTTCAGAATGTTACACCTGGGGAATTGATTAAACGGGCATGGACATTCCAGTGCAATGCTACGCCGGAACTTCAGACCGCTTTAAAAAGGTAGAAAAGTTGACAGAGATGCAGGGCATCCACGAGGATGCCTTATTTTTATGCAGATAGGAGGATAACAAAGTGAGAAGCATTGTTGAAAGTGAAAAAGAGGATGTAGTTGAGGAGGAATTTACCAAAGAAGAAACCCAGAACCAGGCGCTGGCTTATGAGGAGGATATCATCGCAGGGATCCTCGCTGCTGCCAGGGCGGGGGAGGACGAGACAAAAGAAATTGAGATTTCCAGGGGAGGCAAGGTGGTACTCAAATTCCGCATCCGGGCCCTGGACGATGAGGAGTACGAGAAGTGCAAGAACAAATGCACCAAGTATGTGAGGAATAAGCAGCTCGGTATGAAGATGCCGGAACAGACCAACAACGTCAGATATCGCAGTATGCTGATCTACCAGGCAACGGTTGAAGCGGACAGGGCGAAGCTCTGGGACAACAAGAAGGTATGGGCGGCACTGGGACAGGCTGGCAAACCGGTTGTTACAGGTACGGATGTCATTGACGCCGTGTTGTTTGCAGGGGAAAAGAGCCGTGTCATTGATATCATCGATCAGATCAGCGGGTATGACTCAAATCTTGAGGAAGTTGTAAAAAACTAATCGACGCCGGCGGCAGGATGTTTGTTTTGTCAGAAATTTTTGTCCGAACAGGCATCACGATTGACGAGTATTACAAAAAGCCGCCCAAGGTCAGGGCATTTATGTTTTCCAGCATGCTGGCGAAACTGGAACGTGAGTATAAGCAGAGGGAGGTGAATCCGTGGCTGAAACTATAAGGATCGAAATACCAGTTGAAGTAAAAGATAATGCTAGCTCCAAATTGTCAGGCATGACGAAGGAGCTGCGGAGTATGGATAGTGCGTCCAAGAGTGCTAGGAGTTCTATGGCACAGGCAGAAAGGACAGTATCCCAGTTTGACAAGACAGCTCAGAAGACGCAGCGATCTTTGAGCCAAATGGCAAGGGAAAAGTATCAGGTAGTGCTGGAAGCGCTGGACAGGGTTTCTCCTGAAATCTCCAAGGTACATGGCAGCCTCCGAAGTATCGGGGGCAAAGCCTGGAGCGTCACGATGAAGGCAGTTGATCTGGTGACAGCCCCGGTGAATGGGATTCTAAATCTATTGAAAAACCCCATCCTGCAAGCAGGGGCGGTTCTCGGAGTGAGTGTCGGGTTTAAAGACACGGTGGATACGTTCGCAAACTTCGAGGCCGCTATGAGTAAGGTGAAAGCGATAAGCGGGGCGACAGGGTCGGAATTTGACAAGCTGACAGTGAAAGCAAAGCAGATGGGTGCAACGACGAAGTTCACAGCCACCGAGTCGGCGGAGGCGTTTAATTACATGGCGATGGCCGGCTGGAAAACGAGTGATATGATGAACGGAATCGAGGGCATTATGAACCTTGCTGCGGCATCCGGCGAAAGCTTGGCTACCACTAGCGACATTGTAACGGATGCCCTGACTGCTTTTGGGATGAAGGCATCAGAAGCAGGGCATTTTTCAGATGTGCTTGCCAAGGCTTCGTCAAATTCCAACACAAACGTCTCTCTGATGGGAGAGACATTTAAGTATGCAGGCACGATGGCAGGAGCTTTGGGATACAGCATAGAGGATGTGGCGCTTGCTACAGGGCTTATGGCCAATGTGGGTCTGAAGGGGAGCATGGCCGGCACTGCGCTGAACAGTATCATGACGAGGCTTTCCACGAATACAAATGGTGCGCAGGACGCAATCAAGAAGCTGGGGGTTGAGTTTTTCAATGCTAATGGTACTGCTAGAGATTTTTCAGATGTAATGGGAGAACTTAGAAAAGCGACTGCCGATATGTCACCGAAACAGAAAACAGCTCTTGCAAATACCATTGCCGGAGAACGTGCGCAGAAAGGTCTAATAGCAATCCTCAACGCAGAGGAAGCGGATTATAAGAAACTGGCCGATGCCGTGAATGATGCAGACGGAGCATCAAAACGTATGGCGGATACAATGATCGATAATCTGAAAGGCGCTTTTACCCTGTTGCAGAGTGCAGCGGAAGGCGTAAAGATATCGCTTGGTGAAAGGTTGAAACCGTACCTGATGGAGCTTACCACCTGGCTGACCGGGCAGATGCCGAATATTGAAAAAGGGCTGATGCAGTTCATGGATTTCGTGGACGAAAAAGTGGATGCGGTAAAAACGAAGATTTCCGAATTTACTACGACGGATGAGTGGAAGAATGCGGACATTTTCGGAAAGGTACATATCGCATGGGATAATCTGATTGCCCAGCCGTTTGGCGAATGGTGGAATACAACCGGGCGGGAATTTTTTAATAGTAAGGCGAAAGATATCGGTGAGGGTTTAGGAAAAGGAATTTCCAATGGGATCCTCGCCTTGCTTGGCATTGATGTGGAGAGTGTCGAGGGTGAGGGAAAAAGCATAGGAGCGGCATTTGCAGAAGGCTTCAGCCGTGGCTTTGATGGTAACGCTGTCAAAGAGGCGATAGGCAATGCACTAAAAGGCATGGTGTCAGATGCGGCGAAGATCCTTCCGGGCGGCGAAAAAGCGGATCTGTCCTCTTGGCTGTCGGCGGCGATACTGGCGAAGGTTGCGGTACCTTTCATAGGGCTTGGATTAAATACTCTGAGCCTTGGCAGGGCTATTTTTGGAAGCGGGGCAGGAGGGCTTGGACTTGGAAAGGCCATTCTTGGATCGACAGGAAACCAGATGGTCCAGGGAACCGGACTACTGAATCTGCTTGCAAATGCAGGATACTCCCTGACAGGAGGCGCCGCTACCGCTGGCGGATATTTTGGCGCCGGAACGGCGATGTCTGGCAGTGCTGCGGCCGCTTTGGGAGCTGCAGGCATAGCGGGAGGCATAGCCGGAGGGATTACGCTTATCAGTGGGGCGAAAGATGTTTACACGGCTGTTAAAGCGGATGATAAAAGGGAAAGAGACGCATATGCTGCGTCAGGTGCTTCAAAGATCAGTGGAGTAGCCGGAGGTGCACTGATCGGAAGCCTGATTGCACCGGGTGTCGGTACGCTGATTGGTGCAGGAATCGGCGGGCTTGCCGGATGGATAGCGGGCAATCATGAGAAGAAGTCTTATGAGGAAGAGCTGCAGGCGGAACAGGAAGAGATGGCAAAAGCGGCGGAGGAAGCAAGAAAGCTGGGTATCCAGCAAGAGAAGGCGAAATATAGCTCCGATATTATGAAAAAAGCTTTTGACGAGACTACGATGTCTGTGGATGAGTTTAAGCAGTCTCAGGAATATGCAGCTCTGATGGTGCAGGCGACCAGCCAGAACATGAAAAAGCATTTTGGAGACGTGGCGCTGTCCGTTGATGAAATCCAGTCCCTTGCTAAGAGGCTTGCATTAGGCGAGAATGAAACTGTTTTTGAAGAGTTCGCAAAAGCATCTGAACTGGCAGGAACGAGGGCAGCATCCTTGAAAGACACATTATCGGATCTTAACCGTCTGGAGTGGAAAGCGGGCTTCGGGCTTACGCTCACGATCCAGGAACAGGATGAATACCGGAGCAAGGTTGAGGAATACATCAATACCGCAAAGCATTATGTAGAAGACAAGCAGTATGAGTTCACGGCGTCCATATCCTTGCTGATGGATATATCAGAGGGTTCCATGGGAGAGAAGATCCTGAATAGCTCGAAGGATGCATATGCCGGGATTAAGGAGCAGATTTCTGTATATGGAGAACAGCTCCAGGATGCCTTAGATGTGGCTCTTGCGGATGGGGTAATTTCTGGAAAGGATAAGCTGAAAATTCAGATTGATGGTGTGGACGTTGAACTTCCGGAGAATGAAGCGATTGCAAAGCTCCAGGAAAAGATACGGGAGATCACAGAAAGGATGTCAACTGCCCAGCAGAAAGCATCCATGGAAGCGCTGAAAATTAAATATGGCAGCTCCCATATGGATTATGATTCGTTCCAGAATCTCCAGCAGGAACTTGCGTCCCAGGCTGACCAGACAGCTCAAGGCTATTATGATGCGCTCAATTCAGGGCTTGCCGGACTGGAGATTCAGTACCCAAACAAAGGGGCGGAATATGATGCGGCAAAGAATGAGCTGGAAAAGAACTATCGTGTGCAGATTGACGGCCTGAACAGGGGAATGCAGGATTTTCAGTTTGATATGCTGGCGAAGAACTATGCGGAAGAATTTGAAAAGGCGTTTGCCAATATGGATCTGAAAGGTGTGGATGTTGCCGGAAAGATCCAGGAGGCGATGAAGAATGCGACCGCTGACGGCGTGGATGTGTCTGCGTGGGATGCGGAAACGGCTTCAAAGTATCTTGGGTTAGACGGTTTAGAAGAAGAAAGCATAGAAGCCATTACGCAGATTACCAGCAATATTGCGAAGACTCTTCCGGGGAAATTGTCAGAAGCATTCGCAGGAGGAGAGGCAGGGACGACATTTAACGCCAATGCATTCCATCCGATGATAAGTGCGCTACCGTCCAATATAGCGGCAGCAATCCAAAGCGCAGATTTTTCTTCTGTGGGCCAGGCAGTGGGGACGGCTCTTGATTCAGGAGTGAGTTCTTATCTGTCAGGCGGGGCATCTACGGTGAATGGCTCGCCTTATGCGGCAGCTTTGAACGGACAGATACAGAGTGCAATGACACCGGATGCCTTTTCTGGGACAGGAAGCCAAGCATCGAACTCAGTTAATACAGCGGTGCAAAGTGCCATTGAGGCAAGTTCTGTGTATGCACACCTGGCTGTGTTTGTAACTCCTGATATACAGTTGACAGAATCAAGCGCCACGGTCACTGCTTCCGGAACGGGTGGTTCGGGTTCCGGGACTATTACGTTCGGGATGGCAAAATCGGCAGAAGGTCGTTTTGTGGATTCTCCTATGCTTTCGTTGATTGGTGAGGATGGACCAGAGTTTGTCGTCCCGGTCGGAGCAAAGCGCAGACAGAGGGGAATCGAGTTGTGGCAGCAGGCGGGAGAGATGCTTGGTGTACGTCAGTATGCAGACGGCGGATTTGCAGGGAACGCAATGAGGCGACTGGTAACGGCGGGAGAGGATGTCGGAATAAAGACCATGGCTGGCAGATGGAAACAGCCGTTATGGGCAAATCAGGAGGAGTCAGAAGAGGATACGGCTCCAGTTGCAGGCATAGGCGATACTGCAGGAAGGGAAATAAAGATTGAAATAAACATGAACCCTTCTTTCCGGATTACAGGAGGCAGTGGAAACTCTGCCGATGAAAATGACAGTGGAATTATCTCCATGATAAAGGAACATCTACAGGAAATGACGGATGAACTGGCCGGGCAGATCGCAGATAACCTGGAAGGAGTATTCCGCAATATGCCAAAGGGGGCGTGATATGTTCATTACGTTGACAAGTATAGATAACAGGAACAGCAGGTTTATTTTTCCGTCCTTGCCTGAAAAGATAAATGTTGGCAGGAGTGCGAAATACCGAAGCTATGACCTGATTAATGGCAACACTTATAAGCTGCCGAAGGGGAATGAGTGCGATGAGATTTCGTGGTCTGGGAAGTTTTTCGGGATAGGGCGGAAATCCTTGTTTCCTCTATATGTGGAACCGGCAAAATGTGAAAGAATATTAAAGCGGTGGATGAAGAACGGGAAGCCGCTAAGGCTGATTATTACAGGAACAAATATCAACCTCGATGTGACGATTTCAAAGTTTGATACCTTTTTTGAAGGGGGATATGGAGACATGTCCTATAACATCACATTTGTACAGTACAGAGACCTGAACATTTACACCATGAAGGAACTGAAAAAGGCGTCTGGAAAGAGCCGGAAAAAGGGTGGGAAGAAAAAAACAGAAACCAGACCGTCGAAAGGCAGGGGAGGAACCTATGTTGTCAAACAGGGAGATACTCTTTGGGGAATTGCATACAAGAAGTTGGGTGATCCTCTGCGCTGGACAGAAATCTACAGCCTGAATAAGAAAACCATTGAGGACACAGCAAAGAAATATGGATATGCTAATTCTGACAACGGACACTGGATATTTCCAGGTGAGAAGCTGTCTCTCCCGGCGTTATAGGAGGCGTGTATGATAGATGCAAGAAAGCTTACTTACAAATACGTTGTCACTACGGCAGATGGAAAGAACCATGATATTACAGGGGTAATACAGGACGGCGGATGGGAAGAAGGAAAGAAGGAGCTTGCCAGCCATATCAACGGCAAGGTTGTGAATGGCAGGTTAAATGGCAAGCGTCTTTCCACCATTATGAAAAATGGTTGTCTGGTGCGTGTTTATGCATCCACCGGAGGGAAGATGAAAGAGGTTGCCAGAGGGAAAATGGTTGACTGGCAACCTATCCTGAACGGATCAACGAAAAATGATTTTGAATTTGGAGCGTATGATAATCTTTACAGCCTTCAGGAAAGCTCAGACAATTTGTATTTCACCAAAGGGACAAAGACAAAGGCGGCGCTTCAAAGCATTTTCAAGAAGTATAAGCTGCCTGTCAGCGTATATCAAGGTCCAGATGTGGCACATGCAAAGATGGCTTTTAAAAACAAGAAGCTATCGGATGTCATACTTGGAATACTGGATGAAGCGCACACAAAAGGCGGAAAGGACTGCATTATCCGTGAGGCAAAAGGGAAGATCCAGATTGTGCCTAAAGGGAGCAATGGGGATGTATACCATTTCTCGCGGGATGAAACGAAGGTGGTCAAGTATAAGCAGAGCACGGCCGGTATGGTTACGAGGGTAAAAGTAATCGGGCAGGCGAATAGTGAAGGGCAAGCAAGTACGGTCGCTGTGATAGATGGCAATACGAAGTACGGGATCAGACAGAAGATTTATACAAAGGCAAAAGATGACAGCGTAGAGGCGGCAAAGAAAGAGGCAGAAAAGATATTAAAGGAAAAGGGGACAGTATCAAAGACAATGACAGTGGAATCTCCAGACGTACCTTATATTCGCAAAGGAGATAAGGTACATGTAGATGTTGGAGCATTGCATGGATATTTTTATGTCACGGCGATACGGCATTACACGAACGCAGCCACGATGACAATGGAACTGGAACATGTTTAACGGAGGTGGAAGGCATGGCAAACCGTCCAGGGACAAATAAGCTCGCGCAGGTAATTGCGGAGCGGATAAAGAGTGACACAGAGTCAGCCCTAGTGTTGGATTTTGGAGAGCTAACAAAGAATATGTCGCTTATTACAAATACGTTTCCTGTTCCGGTGCCGAAAGAGGATTATGTTGTAGACAGGCGGTTACTGGAAGGGGAGGATAAAATGAAAAAGGGAAGTCGGGTACTTGTCGCATGGGTATCTGATACTCCGG